CAATAACAATCCTGAAAAGTATTTTACAGAAGACGTTATGGATAAATTAGAAGAAGTAGTTAATGAGTATTTTAAGTATGGAAAATCAAGCGAGACTGGAACAGACGATTCTCAAGAATCTAGTTCTTAACGAAACATTTAGTAGAAAAGTATTACCCTACATTAAGGGTTCGTATTTCACTGAGATGGACGAAAGGACTGTCTTCTCAGAGATATCTGATTACTTTTTAAAGTTCAACCAGCCCCCTACAACTGAGGCACTTCTCATAAATCTAGATAGTAATGAAGAGTTATCTGATAACATTCTAGGTTCAGCAAAATCAGTTGTAGCGGGGTTCGGTTCTTTTGAGGAAGATACTCCTGTAGAATGGTTGACGGAAGAAACTGAGAAGTGGTGCCAAGACAGAGCAATCTATCTTGCACTTATGGACAGTATTGAAGTCGTAGACAAAAAGTCTCAAAGGTCTACAGGTGAGATTCCTGAATTATTGAAAGACGCCTTATCAGTTACATTTGACGCAAACGTAGGTCATAATGTATTAGAAGACTCGGAGAAAAGATTTGAGTTTTATACTACAGAAGAAGAGAAGATACCATTTGATTTGGAATACTTCAACAAAGTGACTAAGGGTGGATTACCAAACAAAACTTTGAACATTTGTCTCGCAGGAACAGGTGTTGGTAAATCACTATTCATGTGTCACTGTGCTTCTGCTCACTTACTTATGGGTAAGAATGTATTGTACATTACCATGGAAATGGCAGAAGAAAGAATCGCAGAAAGAATCGATTCAAACATTATGAATGTACCAATCAAAGAACTGCCTGATATGTCTAAGTCAATGTATGGTAAGAAGATTGAAAAACTAAAAGACAAAACAAAAGGTAGAGTATTCATTAAAGAATATCCTACAGCAGCTGCTCATGTTGGACACTTTAGACACTTACTACAAGAACTAGAACTCAAGAAAGATTTTAAACCCGATATAATCTATATCGATTATCTAAACATATGTGGGTCATTACGTATCAGACCTGGCGCTGGTGCAAACTCTTACACATTGGTCAAGAGTATTGCTGAAGAAATGCGTGGTCTTGCGGTTGAATATGACGTGCCCATTATGAGTGCAACACAAACTACAAGAAGTGGTTTTGGTTCTACCGATATTGGTTTAGAAGATACCTCAGAATCATTTGGATTACCTGCAACAGCAGACTTTATGTTTGCTTTGATTACGTCTGAGGAACTAGAAGAGTTAGACCAAATGGTGGTCAAACAATTGAAAAACAGATACAACGACCCTACAGTATTCAAAAGATTTGTTTTGGGTGTTGATAGAAGTCGTATGAAATTCTATGACTGTGAACAAGAAGCACAGGAAGAACTCGTTGATAGTGCAATTGCACAGGAAGACGACACGCCTGTAATGGACAGAAATGAGAAATTCAAGGACTTTAAAATATAAAAATACCTAAATAGTAAGACAGTATGGTATTATTATGGCAAAGAATTTGAAATCGCAAGAAGTTCTAGACTTACTACAACAGAAAGTTAGTTTGAAAAAGGAATTAAGACTTGCAAGAAAACAAAAAGACTCTAATGAGGTGCAACGCCTCAATGGTGCCATATCTTCTATTGACAAACACCTTAGTTCGACACCATTACAGAAATCATAAATAGTAGACAAACACTTCAAAAGGTGGTAGCCTACTATTATGGCAGTTAAAAATTTACATTTAGAACATTTAGAAGACGAGATTATCAATAATGGTATTGATGGTGGACGTTCTGCTATCTATTTCCTTATGGAACTACGCAAAATGCTCAAGGGTAATAGTAGTTCACGTGTTAACATGACTGTCAAATGGGACGGTGCACCTGCTATATGGGCAGGGCCTCACCCCGAATCAGGTGAGTTCTTTGTTGCAAAGAAATCTTTATTCACCCAAAAACAATTACACTATAAATCAGAACAAGAAATCAAAGACGCACCTGAACTTACAGGTGACCTAGAAGAAAAATTCCTTACTTCATTTAGATATCTTTCAAAAGTAGGCATGAAAGAAATCCTACAAGGTGATTTAATGTATACTAATGATAAAGGTTCTACTAAATTTGATGACGGTAAGTACATTACATTCCAACCTAATACAATTCTATACGCAGTCAAAGAAGATTCAGACTTAGGTAAAAGGATTAAGAAATCAAAAATGGGTATCGTATTTCATACCACATACAGTGGTTCTACCATAGAAGGATTAGGTGCTAAATTTGGTGCAAATATAAGTGGACTAAAACAAGGTGACGTTTGGATAGATGACGCAACATATAAAGACGTTAGTGGTACAGGTTCAATGACTGCTAAAGAAGCAATGCATTTATCTAAGATACTAACCGCAACAGGTAAAGCATTCCATGGAATCAAGAAAAATGATTTAACTAAGTTCCAAAAAGTTATGGCAACTATGGAATCAAAAGGTGCTTCGGGGGCAACATATAAAACATATGCTAACTCACTTATACGTACAGGTGGTAAATTCAAACCAAACTCTCAAGACTACATAAACTATGTTGGTAAATATTGGGAAGAAAAAATAGTTGCAAAAGTAAAACAAGAAAAGACTAAGAATATCAAAAGAGAGATTGGACAAGATTTAATTAAAGAATTAAATGGATTAAGAAAAATGATTGATAATCTTACTGCTTTCCAATCATATTTGGTAGAAGGTAAAATGTTAATTATCAATTGTCTTAACAGAGTTAAGGGTATAGGAACATTCAAGAAAACAAACAAGGGATTTGAAGTAGTAAATCCCGAAGGTTACGTAGCAATCGATAAAGAAGGTGGTGCTGTTAAACTGGTAGACCGTATGGAATTTGCCTATAATAACTTCACTGCACAAAAGAATTGGGATAAATAGAAGTATGTATGACGATTTAATAATAGAAGACGCAGAATACCAAGGTAAGAAGGTCAAACTGAATGACCCTATCAGAAACCCTAGTGGTAGTAAAAAGAAGTTCAAGGTCTACGTTAAGAACGATAAAGATAATGTCGTTAAGGTTGAGTTTGGTGACCCTAATATGGAAATCAAACGTGACGACCCCAAGAGATTAAAAGCATATCGTGCTAGAATGAACTGTGATACAGACCCAGGCCCAAAATGGAAAGCAAACTATTGGTCTTGTTGGCAATGGAGAGCAAACGCACCAGTAGATGACGATGTCAAATATGACTTTGAATATTTCTTAGGTGAAGTAGTATCAATGAAAACTAGACTGAAAATGAAACAGGCATTCAAGAAGAACAAAGCAAAGATACTAAGAGCAAGAAAGAAAGCTGCTAAGAAACCACAACTACAGAAAGGTCAGATAGAAAAGAAAGCAGAATTACAGGCACGTAAAGCAATAGAAAAGAAAATTCTTAAAGGTAAATCCAAGAAAGATTTAGGTGTTGGTGCAAAAGCAGCCCTTGAAAAACAAATGGCGAAGAAACAAAAAGCAATCAAGAAGATTGCTATGAAGATACGTAAAGACGTAATCGCAAAAGAGAAAGCAAAAATCAAAAAGAAACTTGGGGGTGTGAATGAAGAGTTTGCATTACCAAAATATCCAGCACAAACTGATATCAAATTTAAAGAGGATGATTGGGTAATTGGTGACCCTGAAAAGGGATATGAGTATGACACCTCTAAGACTGGTGACCAAAACATGGAAATCATGAATGACTTGGTGGATAAAGAAAGGGAGACAATGAAGTGAAATCTTTTAGGTCATTTAACGAGGCAAAAGAAAAGGGTGCTACATTTACATTTGGTAGATTCAATCCACCCACCACTGGTCACGCAAAACTAGTCAAGAAGTTGGAACAATCTTCCAAAGGTGGTTATGTGCCTTTAATTTACACTTCACATTCAAGTGACCCTAAAAAGAATCCTCTTAGTTACAAACAAAAAATTACATACCTCAAGAAGTTCTTTCCTAAGATTGGTGTTATCAATACACCTGCACGAACTATCTTTGAAATTGTAGTAGACCTACACAACAAAGGATATACGAATGTACGTATGGTTGTAGGTTCAGATAGAGTCAAAGAGTTTGATATGCTTGTTAAGAAGTATAACGGAAAAAAAGGAAGACACGGTTTCTACAAATTCAATTCAATCGACATTATATCTGCTGGTGAACGTGACCCTGACGCAGATGACGTATCAGGAATGAGTGCAAGTAAAATGAGAGCACTTGCTGGTGAAGGAGACTTTGACGCATTCCAAGAAGGTGTTCCAAGTAAAAACAAAAGATTGGCACAGTCATTATATAAAGACGTTAGAACTGGTATGGGTATCAAAGAAGAAACTATACCTTGGTATATCAGAGAAGATTTGATTATGGAAGGTGTTTATGACCAAGGAATATTCAAAGCAGTATTTCTTATGGGTGGGCCAGGCAGTGGTAAATCCACAGTTGTAGATAGACTTGCACTAAAACCACTAGGTTTAAAACTTGTAAACACGGACAAAGCATTTGAAGTGGGACTAAAGAAAGCAGGTTTGGGACTTGACTTAAGAGGTGCAGACTTCTCTAAAGTTGACCCTGTACGTGCGAAAGCAAAGAAGATTACAGGTATGAATCTAGATAATTATATTGAAGGAAGACTAGGACTTATATTTGATACCACAGCTGCTAAGTCAAGCAAGATTGCAAACTATAAAAAGATGTTAGACAAACTAGGATACGATTATAAAATGGTATTCGTAAATACTTCTTTAGATAACGCACAAGCAAGAAACGATATGAGAGCAAGAAAACTACCACCTGAAATAGTAAAGGGTGATTGGGACGCCTCACAAAAAAATGCAAGTAAATTTAGAGCAATGTTCAAGAAAGATTTTGTAGAGATAACAAATAATGATGATGTTAAATCATTAGAAAAGAAAGCAGACCAGTTGTATAGTAAACTACTGACATGGACAAGTAAGTTCCCTAGTAACAAAATGGCAATGGCATGGAGAGAACAAGAACTTCTTAAAAAGAAGTCTAAATAAACATATGAGAGTAACAAAAACTTACAAACAATCTGAATGGTTAGTAGAAGGCCCCGAAGAAGCAGCCTCTCTTAAAGCAGACCAAGCACGTGAAGTTGAAGATTTAAAACGAAGACACGAAGACGAAGTTGAAAATTTAAAACTGAAACACGAAAGAGAGTCGGAAAGACAATCAAAAAAAGACGAAGCAGAAGCTGAAAGAGAATCACAACAAGAAGATACTTTACCTGATATCGAAGATTCAAAATATTTACAAGACGCTGTTGACGAAGGTAAGTTAGTTAGTAGTGTAGACAATGTACTTGATATTATTGTTAAAAAACTTAAATCTGAAATGGGTAAAAGATATAAGAAAGATGCAAAAGACGGAATAACATTTATTAGTTCTATAGCAAAAATGGTAGGAATTGTAGTATCTGATAAGAAACAAGGGAAAAACAGATTGTTCTTAAAACAAGGTGATGAATTAGAAGAAGGACTTTGGGACAATATCAGAAAGAAAAGAGCTCGTGGTGAAAAGATGAGAAAGAAGGGTGAAAAAGGAGCTCCAACCCAAGACCAAATTCAAAGAGCACAGGAAGACAAAGAAGAACAGGATAAAGACGTAAAAGATAAAGAAGGTACTCAACCTAAAAAGTATTACAAAGGTTTAGATAAAAAAACCAAAGAAAAAAGGGACGCACACTTCAAGAAAGGACTAACTGGGCCTGCGCCTGGCGATGAAGACGAAGATGGCGAACCTACAAAGACTAAAAAATCAGTTCATACTAAAAAGTTTGATAAAATGTTCGGAAAGAACTAAGGATAAATATATGTGCACATGTTGTAAATGTTGTAATTGTACATGTTGTTAGGGGAAAGATATGATAGGTAATAAAACAGATAACGGAGTTCATGAAATTGGGACAGACGATATACGTCTGACTTACCAACATGATACGCCTGGCCAAGACGTAGAGAATTACATAAAGGAACAAGAGAAAGCATTCCACGAAGAGAAAGATAGAACTAAGAAACATTTCTCACAGGTATTTGGTAATCCTTTACAGGGTTATCCTCACAACGAAGCATTTGAAGTCAAAGAAATCAAAGAAAATCAAGAAGTATTTGAGAACGAAGAAGGACTTAAAAACAAAGCAGAAAAGTCAGGAATATCTCTAGGTATTCTAAAACAAGTATACAACAGGGGACTTGCCGCTTATAAAACTGGTCACAGACCAGGCGCTACTGCTCCACAATGGGCAATGGCAAGAGTCAATAGTTTTATTACCAAGGGTAAAGGTACTTGGGGTAAAGCAGACTCAGATTTAGCGGACAAAGTCAGAGGTTCAAAGAAGTAACATAATGGAGTAAGTGGTCATGGTCAATGAGGACTGGTTAAGTAAACACGGAACTCATGAACAATACGTCATTAGAACGTATGATTCAACAACAGACTGGATAGATACTACCAAAAAAGAAATGGTTTATGCCCTTGCGGGCAATGGGTGGCAAATCCTGTATAAACGTGACGAAGAATATGGGACAGGTAATAAGTTAGTGCCAGGCACTAAGTTTATGTTACCTGATAATGTGAAATATAAAATTTTAAATAAGGAGAATATAGATTCAAAGTTGGTTCTCAAGATTGAGTTTATATAAATAAAGGTAGTATGAGTAATATACAAGATTGGAAATCGGAATTAGCCAAAGTTCGTTCTTTCGTTAAGGAAGCAGCTGAACCTGTCGTTGAAGAAAAGACACAGGACGATATAATTGCGGAAGAAATTGACGCATTGTTAGAAGGTTTCGAGGAACCAATCATTGAAGACACTCAAGAATCCGATGTAAACAATAAACTTCTTGAAAAGAACATGTTAGGACGTTTAGCTAAATCATTGGACTTAAACGAAGAGAAAAAATCAATGCTTTTTAATTATTTTGAAAAGGGAGAGTTAATCCAATGAGCATAAACAAATTATCAAATGACTTAGTTGAAGCAACTAAGAAAGTCATGACCGCAGAAGAAGAATACAAAGAATTCTTCGCAAAGGCACTTAAGAAATTTAAGGTAAATTCACCTGCTGATTTCAAATCAGACGAAGAGAAGAAGAAGTTCTTTGATTATATCGACAAGAATTATAAAGGTAAATCCGAAGATATCAGTAAAATGCAAGAGTGGATTGCCGCTGGTGGTGACAGACGTAGAGTAAAAGAAGGTGACTCTAGAAAAACTAAAGTCGAAGACGTGGTCAGAGGTATGTGGGAAGAGTCTGCTGGAGAGTAACATGCATTTTCAAGGTAATATATTCCAAGAATTAAAAGAAAAGAAAGTCTTAGATAAAGACGGAAAAGTTGACGCACTCGGCCCATACGGTAAGTCAAAACTTACTGGTATGGAAGTAAATAATTATTTCAAAAAGAACAAAGTCAAAGACGCTAAAGTCAAGAAAGCAGTAGAAGTTGCTTTAGACCTTAGTGGTGCACATTCAGTTGCAACTAAAGAAATTGCAAAGTTCTATGGTAACGCAATGCTTAAAAACAAAGACGTTATGAAAGCACTCAAATTTGCAAACGAATCATTCGTACTAAACCAAGAACTAAATCAAATCCACGAAGCATATCTAATTGAAAAGAATTTAATGCCTGCAATACAAAAGATTGTATCAGACAAACAAGCACAGAAAGTCGGTGGAGTTATGTTAGACATGTTCACTGCAAGTGTTATTGTAAAAGCCTATGATTCAGTCAACGACTCTAACAAAGCTAAAATGGAAAAAGCAAACATAAACATTTTAGTTAAACTTGCACATAAAGTTATGGGTATGAAAGAAGA